TTATCAGATGATGAAAAAACCAATATTTTAGCGCTTAATTTCTTTAGAATGATGAAGGGCAGAATGAATTCTAAAGAACTTAATAAACTTCAAAGTTGTTTAATTAAAGAAAAAAAACCACTCGCAAAAATGGAAAAAATGAATGAATTTTATGAAAACGGGTTAGATTTATTAAAAGAAAGAACAAATAAAGAAATAATTTTAAAGGATGGTAAATTATACCCATTGTTTAATATTGATAAGGATAGAGAAGTATTTTATATAGCTGGTATGTCTGGCAGTGGAAAATCAACATATATATCATATTTAATGAAAGCGTATAAATTAACATTCCCTAAGAATAGAATATATCTTTTTAGTGAAAAGGAGGAAGACCCTGCATTTAAAGATAATTTCTTTACTCGTGTAAAAATAAATGAAGATATTTTAAAATATCCTTTTAAATTAGAAGATTTTAGGAATTCATTTGTAGTATTTGATGATTATGAGGATGGAATAGATAAAGCAGTAAGCAATGAATTAAAACGACTTAGTAAATATGTAATGAATAAAGGACGTTCAAATAAAATAAATATGGCTTATGTTTCTCATCTTGCTAATGATTACAAGAATACAAGGGATATTCTAAATGAAATGACATCGTGTACTATATTTCCATTTACGACTAGTCAGCATAGTTTAAAATATTTATTGGAACGTTATTTTGGATTTGATAAAGAAATTATTAAAAAAATTAATAATCTACCCTCGCGATGGGTTACTATCTATAAGGTTCCGTTACTTATAATGTATGATCAGGGATGTTACCTTGTAAAATAATATAATAACTTATTATATACAATGAACAATAATGAGAATAAGACATTTATAAATGAAAAAATACATAAAAGTTTAAGCAATTGGGATATAAACAAATATTTAGATAATAAATGTAATTTAATTTTGTACTATAAATTAAAGAAATATAAGACCATAAAAGAAGTACTGGGACAATATAATAAATGTGTTATTTTATATCAGAACGGCCGAGGCTCTGGTCATTGGACTTGTTTATATAAAATAGACAATAAAAAAGATACTATATATTTTTTTGATAGTTACGGATTAATGATTGATAAAGAATTTATATTTATAACTAAAAATATAAAAAGGGAACTTGGAATAGATTATAATTATTTATCTAAACTATTATACGATAGTAAATTGAAAGTTGAATTTAATGAATATCAATTACAAACGTACAAATCAGGGTACAATACTTGCGGCAGATGGGTTATGTTTAGATTAAAAAATAATAATTTATCAGTAAAGGAGTTCTATAAATTGTTTAGAGGGTTTAAAAATAAGGATTTAATAATAACATTATTGACAATAAAAATATAACATTAATATATACGGATTAATAATGACGATTGCAAAAAAACGAATTTACTATACGCTACAGATTGATAATAATTATAGAGAAAAAGGATCAGAAGAACCAATATTAGCAGAAACGACTATAAATACAGTTGATTTTTTAAAACATCAACAAGATTATAATTTAACAGTAACAAGCTTTGAATTATATGGCGTAATACCTATAATGTTATTTCCAATATTAGAGAACACAAATCCAAATATAAACGATTCTATTTACGGAGTTTGTATATCGTATGATGGAAATGATTATCCACAACGTGTAATATATGATCCTGATAATAACTATATTTTACCTAATGCACCGGTTAATAATGGAGGTAAACAAGATTTTTCAACTAATTATTATAATGTTTATACATTTGAAAAGATAGCAGCATTAATAAATACAGCTTTATTTATAGCATACGGTAATTTTAATGCTGTTCATGGTGGTGTTCATGGGACCCCACCTTGGATAATATATGATAAAGGAACGGGTTTATTTTCATTAATTGCTGAATTTTCATACTCATTGGCAGGAGCTGCTAAAATTCATTTTAATGTTTTATTGATTCAATTATTCGATAATTTTAGATATGTTTTTAACAGTTATGATGAAAGTAATTTTAAAGCATGTGAATTTATTATAGAGAATAAATATAATACAAATGCATACGCTATAAAAGGGGCTACGATACCAGCTCCTCCCCTCAATCCTGATTATTTAGAGATGTGTCAAGAATACGACACGAGATACCTTTTTAGTAACATTAAAAGTATATTTTTTACATCAAATTCAATACAAACACGACCCGAGTATTTACCTTTTGGCCAAGCCAATTCATTTAATCCTAATATTAAAAATATACTGGCATCTTTTGATATTTTATATGAAAGTGGTAAAATAAGCTGGCGAGAAGTTATATATTATATTCCTTTTGTGTATAAATGGGTTAATTTAGTAAGTAATCAAAGTTTAAACCGTTTACAATTATCTATAAATTTACTACTTTTTAACGGTGATGTAATACCTTTTTACATTCCTTCGAATAAAATGGTAAATATTAAATTATTATTTGAAGAAAATTAATATAGTTGTTAAAAATATAAAATATATATTTAATATATAAACAAAACTATAAAAAACCTTACAAATGGCTATGCAACAATTACTAGATACTACAAATAGGAAGACATGGTTAAATGCAAGAATTAATATACTAACAGTTACATCAATTAGAAATGATAGCGGTCTATCTTTCGAGGAGCATTTAACAGTACCCACAACTATTATTTTTAATGCTGGCGGAACTACACAATCTATAAATATTGAATTCCGGAGAGAAGGAAATATAGTACAAATGTATATACCATATATATCATATACTCTTACAGCTACCGCCGTAACATTCCAATTCTCGGCAGTCATTCCTCCTTCAATGATACCACCTTCTTCATTCTATAATGCTATCACGGCTAATTATGCAGATACAACTTTAAATACTGATGTTCCTTATAAATTTATAATAAATAATAATTCTTTATCTGGAACCGTTTTAGATCATGCCACGTTAACTTTTCCAGCAAATACTATCAGTATCGGTGGTATTTCGGCTTCTTGGCCTAATGATACGTTTTTTTAAATATATTTTCATTACTAATTAATTAAATAGATTTATTTAATTAATTATATTACTTAATCTGAATACCCTATAGATTCGTTGTCTGATTCGTTGTCTGATTCATTATCTGACAATTCATCTATTCCTGCACCCCTTATATTCATTAATAATTGATTACGTGATATTAACGCTCCGCCTTTTTTATCGCATTTAAAAGCAGTTGCCTTTTTTCTTTCACCTCTGGGACAAACACTCCACCCTGTTTTCGTAGGTTTCTTTGGTCTTGAACTTTTTCTTTTTTTTTGAGTATCTGTATTAATTTGTTCTGGTATATCATCTGAACTCATTTCTATAATTAAATCTTTATACCACTTATTTTCGCCATACTCTTTTACATATTGTCGTATTTTTGCTTCAGCACTATCAACAAGACCACGGTTAATAGCTGTTTTTATTTGAGTCTTTAAAGCTCCTTCTTTAGTACCTGACCCATATAATAAACGACCACCGGTTGCAAAACCGTTAGCATAACCCTTACCGATAGCCCTTTTTGCATGATCAAAATAAGGCATTGCTTTTGTAATTACATTACACGATGTTTTTGCAAAACTCTTGAATTTATCCCATAAATCACCACCATATAACGACCCTTCACTCTGTATAAATGAATGATCCTTTAATAATCTTGTATTGTTTAATACTTCTTGTGAGACTATACCTGTATGAACTAACATTACACCGTTGTAAATTTCAACAAGTCCATCATATACAAAAAGTGTAACAATTTCAACATCAGATGTTAAAAATTGGTTATTATTTCTAATAGTAATATTATAAACAAATTGAGATGCAGTAGGCATTCCAACAGAATATCCATCAGGTATTGATAGATCTTCACTCGATATAAGTATTGGAGATCCGCATAAACCTATATATCCTCCGTCATATTTCTGGGTTAATCCTTTAAATTCAGTAAACGACATATCCAAGCCATTTTTAACACTCATATTATATAAATCAGATTGAGAAGCAGAAGATAATTGACCCGATACATTTAAAAAGTTAATCGAAATATTTTCGATACTAAAAAAAGTATCAGTAGTAGTATAATTAGTACTCGCAAAAGATGGTTGTGCGTATATATAAATAGCTTTAGGGACATAAGATAATTGTATACTGCTATTTGTAAAAGTTCCTGACATATTAGGAGCTAAAGTGCTAGAAAGTGTATTGGGATGTGATGATATTTTATAATATTGATAAAATGAATGATCAGGAAAACTAAAAATTTGATCAACTGTAGGAGCATTTAGATAATTAACTAATAACTGAGGGATTGCAGTAATACCAGTTGCTATTTGAGTTGTTGCGCTTGTAATCGAAACTCCTGCAATAACATCTTGAGACCATATTAGGTCTAATTTTCCAGCAGAAAAACCAAGATTAAACCCTAAATTATTAACACCAATCAAGGCAGAATCTAATATCTGACTAGAATATAAAAACGGTGATATTATTAGAGGTTCAGTAACCGTAAATTTAATTATTGCAGTTATAGGAGCGCCTGTTGAAATAGGGTTTACAAGACTATCAATGAAAAAAGAACCACGCCCCAGTTTTTTTGATGTCGAATTTTGATAGTCAGCCAAAGGATTATTAATTGCTCCAACACCATCGCTATAAGTTTGATAATTATCTAAATAAGAAGGAGACCCTGATAGATCATAATCTAATATATTTAAACCGCTTTGAACGTTATTAAATCGAAGCAATGCTTTCATCACTTTGTTATAATTTACGTTAACTGAATTTCCGTTCAGAGTGGCTGTCAGGTTATCAGTGATAGACATGATCGGAAACGCTCTAGGTGCTGCAAAATTCTTTTCAACCAATGCAACACCTATTGGCGCTGTTCCAACTAATGTTACTTGAAATTGCATTTTTAAATACATTCTACGATCAATTAAGGCCGTAGTTCCTTGAGTATTAAACGAAAATTCAACTCCTGAGGAACTATAACTACTAGCATTTTGCGCAACATAGTTGCTATTTTGAGTTCCTTTTGGAATTCCCCAAGTTAAATTCTCCTTAGCATATTTCATGCATTTTAATCTTGGGTCTAATATATTAGTAAATTTTAGCTTCTCCATAGCAGCCTGAGTGACTGGTTCTATATCGTGAATCATTTTGAATTTTAGTTTGAATGTATATATATATAAAATATATTTTTTATATTATATTATATTATATTATATAATACATTTCAAACTATGAAGAATTACGGAACACGTTACGAGGTCTACAACGGAACAGCGAAAATGACACGCGCTGGATTATTAAAAAAAGATTTTGCAATTAAAAATAATAAACTTATGAGTATGAAAGAGATGACAAGAGACAAAAAAAACGTTTCTAAAATGGCTACAATGCGTTCATTGAAGGTTACACCAAAGAGAACAACGGGTTCATGTTTAACATGCAAACCATTCTCAAAAAAAAATAGTTTGACAATTAAAGGCGGAAAAGCAGAAGATTCTAAATTAAAAGCTATTTTAAAAAAGTCAAACTATAATCTATCAGATGGAGAGATTAAACAATTAAAATCATTATATGGTAATGGAATTATTAGCGAGTTGCTCGGTTCTATAGGTCTTGGATATTCTAAGGGCGGGGACTTCTCAGGCTTTTTAGATGGCTTACAGAAAGTTATTACAACAGGATTGACACTTGCTCCTTTAATTGCAAGAGTAATATAATCATCCTTAAAAATTAATATTCTGTTTTAATAATATAAACAAAAAAAAAAATGGGTCAATGTATGGCAAAATGTAAACGTAATTACAAAGAGAAGAAAATAAAAGATAAAAAAAATGTAACAGCTACCGGAATAATCACAGAACATGAAGAAAATGTAATAGAGGATGTTTGGAATATGACAGCCTCCGGTTCTGCTGATTCCGATAAAAAGTAAGCATCATAAAAATAATAAAGTATTATTTAATATATATAATACTTTCATACTAAAATGTCATATACAGTTTTAAAAGATAACTCGCGAAAACATCATGAGAGTTTAAGGTTTGAAAATTTAGTTTTAGATGGAACTCTTACAGTGAGTGGAGGTTTAGTAACTCCGAGTTCTACTTTTAATCTAAATCAGGACGGTACAGCTGGGGAGATAATAGGAACTTCAAGCGGTAATTTTATATTGAGTTTTATAAGTCCTACAGGTGATAAAAGGGCTATTTTTATATGTGCTGGTGATGGTGTAACATCAAATGATTTTAATAAATTTACTGCAACGGGTTCTCCTGTTTTCCATATTGGGTGGGTTATTGGGGAGAATATCAAACCATATTACAGTGCTTCTTATGGAGCTGGTGTTGATATTATTACATATACAAAAATTAATTTATAAATTTTATATACCGTTTAAAAAATTTTTTATATAATTTTATTATATAAAATCACTATTCAAACAACTACTAACTACTAACTACTAACAATGGCAGCGACTTCTCAAAATTATACGGGTTCAGGATTATATGCAAATGGAGCTTCAACAATAAATGGAGCTTTGGGGGTAGGAGCAGTTACCTCAACAGATTTAGTACAATCTACAAACCTTGCATCAGGAACAGCAGGCACTGAATTTGTTGTAGATACATCAGGAAATATTACAGCATCAGGAACAGTGGCGTGCGGTGCTGTAACTTCTACAGATTTAGTACAATCTACAAACCTTGCATCAGGAACAGCAGGCACTGAATTTGTTGTTGATACATCTGGTAATATTACCGCTTCAGGAACTATTGATTGCGGTGCAGTCACTTCTACAGATTTAGTTCAATCTACTAATCTTGCATCAGGAACAGAAGGCACTGAATTTACAGTAGACACCTCGGGAGATTGTGTTGCTAATTCCTTTACCGGCGACGGTTCAGGACTTACAGGAATTACAGTTTCTAATATTTATTCAACAGCAGCTCTAACAATTCCTGATGATGGTATTTCTGGGATAGCAACAACTATTCCCATAGGTGAAGCAGCTATTCTAATGATTAAGTGTAAAAATGCTGATGATGCATGTTGTTGTGCTGTTCTTGGCGGAGCTGATGGTGCTCAATATATGGCAAGGACAGCTGGAACAACAAGCTCTACTCAACTTGTTGTATATGATGGAGCAATATTTTATGAGGTTAGATATGCAGAATCGTGGGGAGGCGGTGTCTCTTCTTCCGCTTGCAATATGACTGAAATTAGGCAAGTAATTGAATAAATAAATATTTTTAAATTTTAATATATCATTGTAAAAATAATAATATATTGTTAAATTATATAATAACTATGGAAAATACTGCTAAACAATATATGGGAGATGGCTTTTATTCTGATGGAGATAGCGAAATAAACGGTGATTTAACTCTAACTGGTACTTTAATAGCACCATTTTTTCAAAGTGGTATTGTAATAATACCGAATGATGCTACATACATTGATATACCATTATCTGAAACTACTGGTTCAGCTTTTTTGCATATTCATTGTGAAACGGCAGACGATGCTGTTGCTGTCTTTACTTGTGTTAAAGCAGCAACAACTGGCGCAGGAAGTGTTATGCGCTTAGATTATCAAAACGGTACAACATCCTCAAAAAATTTGTTATGTGATTGGCCTACAGGAGCTGCTAAAATTCAAATAAAATATTCAACCTTGTGGAATGGTGGCGTAGGATCAACAAACGCACATTATTCATTGTTTATGGATCCTAAAGAATAATATATTTAATTTTTTAATCGTTGAATCATAATAAAACGGTCGTTTCTTCTTTTTATCATTTTAAAAATTCTAAATTAAAATGATAATTTTAGAGTTAAAAACTATACGATTGTAATTATATAGTTTAAATGACTCTAAAAACATATTTTTTTATGTTTTAGGGGTCTTTGTATTTAAATTGAAGGAACCATTATCACTCTCTATACATATTCTATCATCATTAGAATCATGCTGCATTATTATTTTAAAGTCAATAAAGTTATCGGGTAATGTATGTGTTATACATTTTAAACATATTTGCTGGCTTCTCAAAAAATATCTAAATTCAATATATTGATCATCTTCTATTTCTTCATCATCTTCATTTATGGATTCTGTTTTTATTTTTTCTTCATTTTCAAATTTTACTTTAATTCTTTCTTGACATTTAGAGCATATATCGTTAAAGATTCGAACTTTAAGCATTTTTTTTTTAGTTTGTTTTAGTTTTAGTATATATAATATTACTATATATATTAATTTTCAACAATTAAAATCTATAGTAATATTATATATAATGACAACGGATGTGTACGGATATTGTAGGGTTTCAACCCTTGAGCAGGCAGAAATGGGAGATAGTATTGATACTCAAAAGAATAAAATAATAGAATTTGCTAAAAAGCATGATTTAAATATTTTAAATATATTTTGTGATTTGGGTGTTAGTGGTGCTGTTCCACCGCATTTGCGTCCTGAAATGAAAAAATTATTATTAAATTTAGAAGCTGGGAACGCTCAAGGATTAATAATACATAAAATTGATAGATTATCAAGATCAATTAAGGATTTTATAAACTTAATAGATGGATTTAATAAAAAGAACATTGAAATATTTATTATAAACCCTGAGATTAACACTAAAACTACATACGGTAAATTTACAATAAATCTATTATCGGTAATATCAGAACTTGAAAGAGATATAATTAAAGAACGTACAATAGATGTATTAAAGAATAAGAAAGCAAAAGGAGAGAGAACAGGAACTGTGCCATATGGAAAACAACTTGCTAAAGGTTCTACAAGTTTATTAGTAGATAATGATGAAGAACAACAGACAATCAATATAGCTCGAGAATTAAGAGCAGAACGAAAAATAGTAAACGGTAGACCAAAACCAAAGACATATAAAGAAATATGCGAAATATTAACAGAACAAGGACGAAAAAATAAGAGCGGGAATATAAACTGGTTCCCTAATCAAATAAAGAATATGTGTACAAAGGATTAAATTAATTTAGGTAAAAATTTATCTCCGTAATGTATTTTACATAATTCATATTTTGAACCTGTGATATTTGTACAATGTTCATGAATACATTGTTTTTTTAACTTTGTATGCTTATGTTTGTGGCAATATCCAGCGTTTAAAATGTTTGTTTGGCATTCTTGACCGTCCAAGAATATATATGCACATTTGTTTATTAATTTGTTTTTTGAATGTTTTTTAATTTTTTCCATTGTTATTTAATATCTATATATAAATAAGTATTAGATTTAAATTTTTAAATATTATTCAAATGTTTTTTAAATGTTTTTAAATAAAAAGATAGTTTTAAAAAAGTAGTTTTTAAACTATCTTCATTGCCAATAGGTTTACTTTTTTAGCCTCTTGGGGTGATAGTTTTGGTGAAAAAAGTTTTGTTTTATATAGAGAATGAAAAACCTGTTTTTGTTTCAAATATTTTTTTAATAAAACTATCTTCTAAATGCTTAAAAAAGTATGTATAGAGACGATAAAGATAGTTTTTTTTGGCTCTAAAAACTATCACCCTCAGAGTAAAAAAAGTATGTCTATATAGATGAAGATAGTATAAATAATTAGTTATTTTTAAATATTATACCACTGTATAAAATTTAAATATAGGTTTTTTAATAGAAAAAACATTTTTTACTGGTTTTTTTTTTCTCTTGTAATAATATATAAGAAATAAAAATGGAATTTTTGACTATTACTCCGAGAAAGTTCGAAATGAAAAATGGACAAAAAAATGTTCAATTTTTTTGTGGTTGGCAAAAAAAAGAGAATCAAAAAATGCTAGACATTACAACAATGAAAGGACCGAAAGCTATTTCAACAGGTTCTAATAATGGATTAACAGTAATAGATTTTGATACTAAAGATACAGAAATACTGATAAATGGCATGAAATTATATAAAATAATAATGAAAGAAGTTTTAAAAAATAACCCAAATTTTAAAACGCCACAAGTTACAACACAATCAGGGGGGAAACATTTATATTTCAAGTACAATAAAACATTAAACAGTACATCAGAAGTAATGACATATAAAAATAAAGTATATGGTGTTGATTTGCGTAATGATGGGGGGTGTGCGTTTTGTCCTCCGTCTCAAATTGATAATGAACATTATTATATGTGGGATATTGATTTTACAGAAGCAACGCCGCAAGAAATACCAGAAGAATTTTACAAATATTTTAATAATAAAGCAATTAAAAAAGAAATAAAAACAAAACCAAAAAAAACAAAAAATATTAATAACAATATTGTTATTAATAATCAGATTATTAATAATCAAGATCAAGAACAAGAAGAACAAGAAGAACCAGAAAGCACAGAAATCGATCTTACAGAGTATAATATATTATCATATGTATTATCTAAACTACCACTCGGGATGTTAAATAATTATGATGAGTGGTTATCCATTGGAATGGCATTACATAGTATAAATACTAATTATATCGATTTATGGCGTACTTTTTCTAAAAAATCAGATAAATTTAATGAGGATGATATGCGCAAATGGGACGGATTTAATAAGAATAAAACAGGATATGACGAACAATACCTATTAAAAAAGGCCTTATTATTTGTCGAAGAGGGTATAAATATTCAATATTCATATTTAATTAATATGATATTTGGAGGAGAAGAGGACCATGCAGATTATTATTTTAATATAATTAAAAACGATGTTCGTATTATTAGTAAAAAACAATGTTTTATCTATAATAAACAGCATTGTTTGTGGTTAGAATCTGTCGAACAATCATTTATAACCGCTGATTTAAGTAGGACGTTTAGAAATATATTTTTAGATTGTAAACGATATCTATTAACATTATGTTTTGATGATTTTAATGATTCTACAAAGAAATACAATAAATTGTTAGCAAGATTAGAAAAAAAATACAATGAATGTACAAGTACACGACATGATAAAGCAATAAGAGATAAACTTATTACACGGGAAGAAATAAACGATGCAGAATTTGAGGAAAAATTAAATAAAATTACTTATTTACTTCCAATAAAAAACAATAATGTTATTGATTTAAGAACAGGCGATGTATTGAAAAGAACAAAAGAGCATTATTTTTCTTTTTCTTGTCCTGTTGAATATATAACAGATTGTGATTTTAAAAATGCTAATCGCTTTTTCTCTGATATATCAAACAAAGATGAAGAAATTAAAAACTATTTAATCAAACGATGTGGCTATTATTTAACAGGTGAAATTAATAGAACATTTGATTATTGGATAGGTGTTGGACAAAATGGAAAATCACTGCTATGTGATATTTTAAAGGCGATTTTATATAAATTTTTTGCATCTTTGGCGAAAAGTGTAATGTTTCAAGATAAAAAAAAATCATCGGGAAATGAGGCTACATCATATTTACTGGCTTTAAAAAAGGCTCGTGTAGGAGTTGTTGGCGAATCAGATTATGATGATGTAATTAATAAAACAATTGTAAAAAATGTAACTGGTGGTGATGGTATTTCAGCGCGTGAATTACATACAAAGCAAGAAGAGTTTGTAAGTAAAACCAAATTAATAGTAATGACAAATAACGATCCAGCCGAACCCGATATAGAACAATCAATAAAAGACCGTTTCAATTATATGACGTTCTTTCAGCGTTTTGATATTTCACCAAAAGATTGTGAAATTAAATGTGATCCAGAATTCGCTAAAAACTTAACAACATTATATTTAAATGAAATTTTTTCATTTTTAGTAAAATATGGCAGTGTAGAATTTTATAAAAATAAGATTTTCGAAACTCCAAAAAGACTACAACGCGCGAAAAATGATTTTTTCGAAAATCATGATATTATACAACAATTTATTGATTGTTGTTATGAAAAAACTAATAATATTAACGATGTTGTAAAACCTGTTGATTTGTATGATACATTTAAATATTGGTGTACCGAGTCAGGCGAATCTGCAAGTAGTTTTAATAGTACTAAATTCGGTTTAGATGTAAAAAAAAAGGGCTTGGAAAAATCATTAACTGCAAGAAAGGGTATAAAATATTATATTAGATTAAAGAGAAAAGAAATTGGTGATGAAATTGATTTTATTTAAAATTACAATATTTTTCCTATAGTTAAAAAATATTTAATATAGGAAAAATTAAAATCTCAGTATATAATATACACAATAATACTCATAAAATTTAATGCAAGTTTCAAGCTATCCTCATAATATTTGTTCTTATTTATTTTGTGACGGCAGGAAATGCAACGCAAAGATTAAAAATAATCATAATACAGGAATGTGCAGTATACATCAAAAACAGAAAAAAAAAGAAAAATGCTCAGTAGAAAACTGTACTAAAAATACACAATCTAAACATAAATTATGTACTTATCATTACCCTTTTAGACATATTATATATGAAGAAAGAATCGAACAAATTAAACAAGGTAATATTAAATTTCTTGAAAACATATCAAAAAAATATGGATGTTTAGAAGATCCTATTGATATGTTAATATTTGATACTTCAAACGAAAAAAAAGCACAATAATTTTTAAAAATATACAATAAAATCTTGACTATTATACAGATTATTATGTATATTTTTATTACATACCAAAGTTTTTTTATCCCTAATATATTTTCTCCGTTTTGCATTAATTTCATCTCTATGTTTTTTTCTGTATTTTCTTCTTGTAATATTTTTTCGCTCTTTTTTTTCTTTCTCTGTTAATATTTTTTTTTCCTTTTTTTTTAGTGATTGTAATTCATAATATATCCGCATATAACGATTATATGTTGTATTATAAATAGGTTTATGTTTAGAACATATATTTATTTTTGAAATAGTTTTTTTATTGCACAATAAACACTTCGACATTTGGTGTATATTCTAATCTAACATTTTTTTGATGTTCTTTTAATACTACGTATGGATAATAAAAAGTATCTTTATACATTATTTTATTATATAAGTGTATATAATAAAAATGATGACTATAAATCAACAGAATAGAAAGCAACATAAGAGATTAAAAAAGATAATAGCACAAGAAGATATAAATTTTAAAGGAAGGGGAATTGCAGGAGATATAGCTAAAAAAACATTTCAGTTATTAGCTAATTCATATAGATCTAAATATTGTGACGGTAAAGCAAGACCATTATATAAAGGAGAGTTACACCTACCCTGTCACAACTTTACTGGCCCGTTTACAAGGATTGATATTCCTGCGGTTCGTAACCAAGCTCCTTATAATATGATAGATTTTCAGGCAAAAATTCACGATACTGCCTATTATAATGCATCCTTCTTAAATGATAATAAATCTATCAAACAAGCTATTAAAAAGGCAGATGATGAATTTTTACAGAATATAGAACCATTTAAAAATGAAAGTGGTTATAGATTAGGAAAATTAGGAATTGAAGGAAAAATGGCTATTTCAAAGGTCTTTCCGTCTCTAATGGCAGCGTTATTGAGCGATAAACACATTTAAAAAGAATATATAAGTATATTTTTTTACTATTTACAAAACTATATAATAATAATATGTAATTATATATATACAGAACATGAAATATATACTAAATTACAAAGAAGGATCACCAATAGCTAAAATAAG